TGTCGTCAACACGTTGAACCGACTGGTGCAAATCAAGCAACCTGTCACGAACATCAACAACAACCTGCCGGTTGTCAGCATGCTGTTCAGTGTTCTCATTACGCAACCGCACAATTTGAACAATCAGTGCAGTGATTGCCCCCAAAACAATGCTGATGCCTGTGAGAATGGCAACCCATTCCGCTGCACCAAAACCCGGTGTGTCAATGATTGTTTGCGCAAACATCACGCATCACTTTGTGGTTGGGATTGCATCAACAAAGGATTGGTCGGCAACCCAAATGGTTGCGTTCTCCCAAACGATTGTGTTGGCATCGGGTGGGATAAGGATTTGCCCGCCACCCATCGCGATCACCCAAACAACGTTTTGGATTTGACCGGCAGGGATACGCCATTTCCAACCCAACCCTGCATCACACAGAAAAATATCAGGGGCAGTGGTGCCTTTGATTAGGTAGCGTTTCATTTCATCACCCTCTGGTGTAGGTGGCACGGGTGGTGCCGGTGTTCCAACAATCGCATCAACCAACATTTGATCCAACCTGCCACGGTCGGGATGTCGTGACCATGCATCACTTCTATCCCACGGCTGAACATCACCGTGACAAAATAATCCGCTGCGTGTAAGTGCATCAGTGCCAACCCATTCAGCGTTTGCGCGCGCATCAACACCCAACAGTCCCCACAATGTGCGGATGGCTTCGCCCGCCCGGTTGATCATTGCCTGTGTGTTCGGATCGTCAGGTGACAGTTCTGCACTGCGGCCTGCCAAACAAATGTGCCATGTGCGGCTGTTGTATCCCGATGCTGCAACTGAAAACGTTGTGTATCCGGGTGGCACCAACACAACGGTTTCATCACAATCAACGATGGCGTGATAACTGCCCGCATCGGTGCGTTGTGAAATGAATCGTGCCAAGTTGCGTGCGGTGCCGGGTCCGGTTGGGCCTTCGCTGGTGTGGACACCAACAGCCCATGTGGGTGTGTTCGCCCGGTTTGGATAGAACTGTGGTGAACGGGGGGGGTTGTCTATCAGGTAGTAACCCATCACGCTGGCGCACCTGAAGGTCCGATGTCGGTCACTGTTATAGATGCCGGAGAACTGATATCGTTGGAAGTCATCGTCCCAGTTCCCAAACTCCGCTTGATTGTAAAGAAAAGACCGTTAGAGGAACCGGCAGCAATGGTCGTCACAAACGAATGCGAAAAGTTGTTGTAAACAGTTCCGCCACTGAAAGCATTAGAAAGAATTATTACGCGAAGTTGTGTTCCGCTTATGCTGTTATTGCGAACACGCATATCAAATTGGTCACCGGCTACGGACCCATAAAAAGCGCCCGAATAGGTGACGAGGTAATACCGATTACTAACAGCAGTAAAAGACCCAGTGGAAACCAATGTCGCTTCAGTTGTGCCGCTAGTCGTTACCGTTGCAGACGCTGAACCATGCCCCATGTAACCCCACGGTGCGTTCCAGCCCGGACCCTTACGCCATGCACTGCCCGTGTGAGTGTACAAACCCTCAGAACTATCACCACTGTCAACATATGCAACCATCCCCGCTTCAGGGGACGGGATTGCAGTACCCAAAATTGCGGTTGAACCGTGAACAGTCACGGCCTGATCCATCAAATAGTTTTGAACATTCGATGATGTCAAAACTTCTGATGCTGCGAACGTGCGAAAACCGGAACCCATAGGTTGCCCCTTATCAATAGCCCAACTGGTTTGAATCCAACACACCAAACGTGGTCGAATCCAAAATGAATGTTGCAACAAACACAGGTGAAAGCGTGAACGTGGTTTCCCAACCATCAGGTGTGATGGTGTGACTGATGCCCTCAACAATCACCTGTTTTGAAATCAGCGAACCAACACCCTGCGGGCGGCGATTCACCGTGATGCGTGTACCAATCTCAACACCAATAGCAACCGGATACAACGCAACCGGTGACTGGCGTGGTGTGAACGTCAACTGTTCAACACGCAACTTTGGTTGCGCATATGCAGACAAACGTGCATTGGCAATGTCAATGATTTGCTGGTCAGTGTCCACAATCAAATCAGTGACATCACTGGTACGAATAAAATATTGCCCCTGTGATGTGGTGTCATTGAATGTTGCGGTTGGTCCGTTACTGCGGCCAACAACAGACCGATTGAAAATCAGGCGGTCATTGAATTCAAACTGCAAACTGGTGTAGCCCAATTCGCCGGTTGAATCACCAAACGTGTATTGGCTGGTGTTGTAGGTGCTAGTTGTTGCCAACGCGTTGCGGCTAATAAATTCAACCTTGCCGTCACGGTCAATGAACAACCTGCCCTGTTCAGCGGTTTCAGATTCCTGCGCCAACGCCAACGGATTTTTGCCCTGTGTAGCGATGGCCTGCACTGTCCCTGAACCTGTGTTCAAATCTGTGCCGTCAGTCATCCACTGCGCCATGTTCAACACATCACTGATGCGTTGATCAGTGCGTTGCCCCGCCCCATAAGTTCCAACACCGATTGCATAGTGATTGGCGATTTGTGTGGTGGTCAATGCTTTGGTGTTGTAAAACGCTAATTCATCAATAGTGCCAACAAACCCTGATGCCATGTTGTAGGTGGAAGTTGCACTAGATGTGTACGCCTTACCAACAACAATGTTGGTTTCAGTTGGTTCAGAATTTGAAAACGATGTTGATGTGGTAGCCAAAACCCCATCAACCCACAACTGGTGTGCAGAAGTGTTGTAATCCCAACGCAACAAAATGTGATGCGGTTTGCCGTCATTGACTGTGACCGCCGACGTTTCAGCGTTGGTCAGATTGACACCACCGATGGTTCCCCACTGGCCCTGAATAGTTCCAACACCACCGGCAACAATCATTCCAATGGCCACTGTGAATTCATATCCGGGTTTGTAAAAAATCCCGTATGAACCGTTCGTGGTGGTAGTAGTTGAAATCCAGCATTCAACTGTTTTGGCAAGGTAATCGGTAAAACCAAACGTGAAACTTACCTGCGGTATCTCAATAAAATCGGTGCCATCAAACAACGCGGAAACCGATGTGTCATCAACAACCAACGATTCCGATGATGCACCTGTTGTTGCTGCACCTGCGTTTGTTTTCCAAACCCCATTGAACAATGCACTGATTGATTCAAACGCTGTGGTTGGTGCCGTGCCGTCATCAAACCGAAACCATGCGGTTGGTCCATCGGTGCGCACCTGATATTCCCAATAAGATGGCAGGGTGATCAGGTTCAAAACTTTGAACCCATCCGATGCGGTGACAGTCACGACGGCATCAGTAGGGTTGTCATAGGTTTGCGGCCACTGTTCAATCCAACCAAAGAACAGGTTGGTGGTTGCACCCGCACCATATTGGGCACGGATACGAACAGGGCGCAACGGTGTCAATGCCCCGTAGTAGGGGCCTGCCGTGTATTCAGGATCGAATCGGCGGTCAGCGTTTGACAATGTGATTGATGCTGAGCCGGTTTGGTATGTGTCTAGTTCTGAGGATCGGCCCCGACTGGTGGACACGTTGCGCACGTATGCGCTCACATCGGTCCAGTTGATTGATGCGAGGGTTGAACCCAACGGCACCCGGTTGGTTCCGGCTGTGGTACTGAACCCAATTTCAACTGTGAACACCACACCATCAATCAGGGTTGCGCTCATGCTGCCCGCCACCCGTCACCGGCACGACGTTCATACGCTGAAATTGCTTCAACAATGGTTTGCCCAATCGCCGCTTTGTCAGCAGTGGCAGACACATTCACGTTGATGTTGTACACGCCACCGCCACCGCCAATTCCTTTGCCACTGAACAATGCTTTTTGTTGCTGTGCGTTCAGGATCATTTCGTTATCGTGCAGAACTGCGAGGCCTGAACCGCCTGCCATCGATGTGTTGAAATACCCGCCTGATGCGAACCGTGGAAGTTTCGGTGCACTGATTGTGTTGCCACCAATGATGGGAACCCAACCCGGAACAGACCATGACAGTTTGCCAACCGTGTTGTTCCATGCATCGGAAATGAAATTGAACGCGGTGCGGAACGGTCCACTGATTGCATCGGCAATGTTGTTGAACACGTTGCCGATGATATCTTTTGCAGTTTGAAAAAATCCCCAAACAGTTGCAATGCCGTTTTTGATTCCTTCAAACACCGTAGAAATTACGCCCCATGCCGTGCTTATCTTTGACGACACGTTATCCCAAACACTGCGCACTATCTCCCACAATTTCTGATACCACGGAATCAAATAGTCAACAATGTATCCGTAGATTGCATCCCAAATTGGTTTGATAATGCCGTTCCAAACTTCGCTGATCTTCTCACTAATCCATGTCCAAACGTTTTGGAAAACATCCCACAAAAACAGAACGTAGGGAATCAAAATATTGGTGATGTAAAAGTAGATCACATCCCAAATTGGTTTGATGATTCCCCATGCAACCCCGGTAACGGTTTGAATCTTCGACCAAACATTTTCCCAATTAGCCTGCAACCACTTAATCGTTGCGATAAGTAGCACGATCGGCACAATGATGACGCTGCCAAGAATCGCAATAATCGCTGCATAGGCTTTGTGATCCATAACCCACTGCCAAACCTTATCCCAATTCACCCAAAGATAAATTGCGGCAGCAACCAATGCAGCAATGGCTGCACCAATAATGATGAACGGCGCGCCTGCCGCAATCGTTGCTGCGGCGGCGGCAATCATTCCGGCAGTGTATGCGGCCAATGCAACAAGCATCACACCACCCAACACACCTGCCACAATTTTCACAACACCCTGATGTTCCATCATCCAATTGGTCAGTTGTTCAACCTTTGGACCAACCCGGTCCATTGCATCACCAATGGCACCAAACACTTTGGTTGCAATCGGTTCAAGCGCGACAAACACCCTGTTTTTCAACAGGGTCAGTTTCTCAGCAAAATCTTGTGTGTCTGCACCGGCAGACAAAATGGTGTCACTGCCGCCCTGCAAACTGGTCAACATGTCCTGATAGGACAGTTTGCCCTCACGAATCATTGCGGCAAACTTGGGGCCTGCCTTAGCCCCGAACACATCCAGTGCAACCCCTGCGGCATCAACATCAGTTGGCGCATTTTTGATTGCATCAAATGTTTCATTGAAAACTGCTGTTGCGTCTTTGCCGCTTTTGGCAGCGGTCGCCAATGTCCTAGTCAGGGCAGGCATCACATCTGATGCATCAATTCCGGCTTTGCCAAGTGTCGCGAGGAATGCTGCGGACTGGTTGAAATCCAAACCAACCTGCCGCAACACAACACCGGCACCAGACATTTGCGATGACAAATCTGCAACGGAAACACCTGATGCTTGCGAGGCCCTGAACAACAAATCAAGTTTGCCGGACTGCTCACCGGCAGACACACCAAAGTTTTGCATCACATCAGTGATTGATTGAACATTGCCCGCCAGTTCTGTGCCGGTAATGCGTGACAGTTCCAATGCCTGTTCAGAAAGAAGTTGCAACGGCTGACCAGTCAGCCCAAGTTTTTGATTGAACATTGTGATTGCAGTACCGGCATCAGCAAATGATGCGGGCACTGCACTGGCAACGGCCTTCATATCGTTTTGCAATGCTTCCAACGCAGGACCGGTTGCGCCGGTCCCTGTTCTGATCGCGTCAAACGCTTCATCAAACGATGAACCGATTTGATACAACCCAACACCGACCGCACCAGCACCGGCGAGAATGCCAAACCCAATCGCACCCATTGCTTTGGTGGTTGTGCCCAACTTTTCTGTGGTTGCCTTGCTGAACTTGTCCAGTTCATTCGTTGCGCTTTTCAATCCTTTATCGTTGAATGTCGAAATGACGTTCAGCACAACAGCCATGACTGGCCCCTATCTCATTGCGTTCAACTGCGTTTGCAGTAGTGACTCAGATTCTTTGATCGTTGCAACAACTTTTGTGGTGATTTCTTTTTCACCACCGGCTTCATCCCATGCACGCCAAATCAAACGTGACGGTTTGCCATGTTCGTTTTGAATTGCCTGAACAAACGCGTGTGTGGACGGGCCACGCCCTGCGGTTTCAAACGCTGCACCGGCACCGGAACTGTTTGTGATTTTCCATGCCGCCTGTGTCACGGCACCTTTGGAACGTCTGCCACCTTGCCTGACTGCAATGCCACGTTTGGCAAGATCAGGATTCCAAAACGGCAACCGGCTTTCGCCTGCATACCTGTCACCTGCACCGCCATAGTTCCAACCTGACAACGGTTGTTGCGGCACAAACGATTTGGCACGTTTCGCAATGGGGCTAAGGGTTGCCCTGATTTCTTTATCCATCGCTTTGCGTAGCGCCGGTGATGCTTCTTTCATCAACGCTTTTGTTTCAGCGTAGTTGTACAAAGAACCATCCAAATCCCAACCGGAACGCCCGGTGAAATCTGATTGCGCTTTTGCTTTGAATGACGGTTTGGGTCGTGATGCCATGACGGTTTCCTAGCGTGACCTTTCGCGTGCCTGTTGTTTCAACAAACCAACCATTGCAAAAAAAATGTCCGGTGGCGTGTTCAACAAATCAACAGGGGAAATGCTGGTGGCAACAGCGACCTGTGCCACCAGCAATGTCATGGATTCGCCAAAGGGACGCGTTCAACCTCGCCTGCTTCAATGCTGTCAATGCCATGCAACCATTCATCAAACGGTTTCACAACATGACCGGAAACATGTGAGGCTTTCCATGCGGCCCAACACAACGCTTCATATGACGCTGATTCCCCAAACAACTGTTGCATGCCTTTGCCAAACTGACGTTCGGCGGACACAATCACCAGTGGTGTGACATTCACATCATACGCTTCACCCTCAGTAGGGACGACCCGTAAACGCATTAGCGCGGCCATGATTAGGCGGTCGCCTTTGCTACAGTGCCGTCAACCGGCCATGTGATTGATGCAGTGGTCAGTTCGCCAACCTGTGCATCCAGTGGCATCCATTCAGTCACCAACACATTGAAGGTGTAGGCAGGATTGGCGGTGCCGGTTGTGGTGCCGTTCGGTTTCACAGTGACCTGTGCGGTGCTGCCAAGTAGCGGATACAAAGTTGATTCAACATTGGCAACGCCGGTGTAGTCATTGTTGAAATCAATGGACACACTGTTGTCTTGAAGTCCACCAACACGCCGTTTGGCAACATTGCCGAACGTGGTGGTTTCGATTTCGGCGCGCGTTGCGGACAACGTGACCTTTGTGATGTGCTGTGAGAGATCAACGCCACCGATGGTGACCGCTGCGTTTGTAATTACCTGAGGCATTTTGGCTCAGTCCTTTTCATTGGTGACGGGTGCGGCCTTGACCGCTTTGGATACTGTCGTGATGTGTCCTGCATCAATAAGATGTTGAACATTCACATCGGCCAAATCATCATCAGTGATGATGCTGCCGGGTTCGTGACCAACCACATTGTGATTGCCAACGATTTTGTACTCACTCACGTTTGTCCCTTTCTAGGCGTGAACGGTGATATTGAATTCACAAGTGGTGTAGGCGGCATCGCCAATTGATAGCGGGCGCACGCTCACCATTTCTTCAACAATCAATGTTGATGCGTTGCCATCTAGTGTTTGGTCTGTCTCAATTGCGGCACGCACAGATTGTGCATCGCCGTATGACAACCATGCATCCAACTGGCGTTGTGCGGCACGGTCGCCCATGCGCCCTGCAATCAGTGAGATCACATAACGCCATTCAGACAAACCGCCACGCATTGCACGATGGTATGTAACTGATTGCAATTGGATCACTGCCATTGGCGGTGACACCTGTTCAGGCAAATGGTCTGCGACACGCAAACCGGGAATGGTTGCCAATGCTGCGGCCAATGCGTTTTGAAGATCGGAACCGTTGCCTGCCATTAGGCAACCACTGCAATGCGATAGGGGCGCAACATGCGTTCAACATCAGGGTCAATGGCACGCACTGTGATGGCACCCAAATCCCCGAACCCGGCAACACCCAAAAGGGAATCACCACGTTTCACCAATCTGCCTGCCAACAGAATGCAAGCGGATTTGACAGGTTCCGGCACGGCAGGCCAACCCCATTTTGCAGTGACCTGCACACCAGCCGGGGCAGCAGTAGTTGGGAACACACCGGTGGCGGTGCCACGGATTGATGTGACTGGCAAACCCTTTGATGTGGCGTTCAATGGTTCGCTTTGAAATTGTGATGCCGTGAGCGTGGTGGGGTAGGTGCCGTCACCTGTGCTGTCTGTTTTCACAACCAAACCGGTCACGGTTGAAATGTCATCAACAAACACAACATCCGATGCGTTCGCCACAAACACCCGTGCCGTTGCTGTTGCGTCAGCGTAAAACCTACGATCACAATGCTGATCAATTACCCGTGAGGCTTCACTGATTCGTGATTCCAACAGTTCATCATCAACTGTGTCCATGATGCGCATGACGGCTTTTAGTTCGTCAAGTGTGCAATATCCGTTTGTGATTGCCATTCATTGCACCTTCCATGCGCGAACGTATCCGCTAATAATTTCGGGAACCCCTAGTGCAGCCATGTGCGCTGCAACCTGTTCACCTTTTCCGTGTCCGTTTCGGTTATCGTCAACGGCCACAATTGAACCGGGTTGCAGTAGCGGCCAAACAATTTTCAGTTCAGCCAAATGATGTGCCGCTGCGGGTTCGGGGTTAGACCAGTCCACATCATATGAGTCCAAATACAAAAAGTTGATGTGTTCAACATCTAGTGTTGGCAACACCTGCAATGAATCGCCAGTGATTGCCGTTGTGTAAGTCAAACCCAACTGTTCAACAAGTTGCGCACCTACCGGGTCCAAATCAATTGTTGTGACATGCCCACCCAATTGTTCAGCGTAAGCATTCCAAACAACAGTTGACTGCCCGTCACCACCCCAATTGCCTGCCAACCGGACAGTGCCGGTTTCAACAATCACACAATCAGGTTGCAACATTGCGGTGATGCGTTCAAACGCATCCAACCGTTGCCCCAACAAACCCCACGGAATCTGTGCCGTACTCATTTGGCCATCAGTTCATCAATGTGAGAAAGGATTGGTTGCCAATACTTTTCAAACACAATGGCATGATCATATGTTTCAGCGTGCGCACGGGCAGCCTGTCGGCGGTCTGTGTCGTTTGCATGTTCATATGCGTCATTCAGATTTTCAACAATTGAATGCACCAGCGGTGTGGCAAACCATGTTCCCTGTGCCGCATCCCAATACGGTTGCACGGCAGTCAACCAACCTGAACCTTCAACCAATTCAGGTTGTGCCGTAAAGTTGGAAACAATCGATGGCACACCACAGGCGGCGGCCTCTAACACAGGCACACCGAAACCTTCACCGCGTGATGCCAACAAATGAACATCCATTGATGCCATCAATGCGGCAATCACATCAGATGACAAACCTGCGTAGTAGCCCCACTGGTCAACCCAAACGGTGCGATTGGTGGGAATGCCACACGCATCCATCAACCTGATCAGATCAATGCCGCCCTGCGCACCCCGTTTTTCTGTGTGCATGTACAACCAAACATCATCATGTTCAGCCATGAACTGCCCCATTGCCAACAGGTTCTCACCAAACGCTTTGCGAATTGGTGCGGTCCCTTTGTTGGCGGCAACCATCCCAACAACAAACGCGTCATCAGGAATGCCCAATGCGCTACGTCCGGGGGTGCCATCAATGGTTGCATCAGGGTTGAACACTGACGTGTTCACCCCGTGCGGTGCATAAAACGATTCAATGCCCGCTTTGTTCAGCATGTCCAAACCAAACTTTGACATTGCGATAGGCAACACGTTTGGTTGTTGGCACCAATCAATCACATCATTTGGTGCTGGCAAATGATCAATTGGCACCCATGATGCAATCAGCGGAATGGTGCTGTTGTCGCGTCCTTTGTAAACCCAACAATCAAACAGTGTGATCAACGCTGTTGGTTGTCCGGTTGTTTCTTCTGTGTAGCGGGTGTGTGCGCCAAGTATGTCTGCACTGTACGGATGGAATCCGGTGGGCAGCACTTCGATGCCTTCCCAACCTGATATGCCACCTTGCAACCCGTAGTTCACTGACAGGGTGACGGTGCGCCCTGCCTGTTGGCAGGCTTTCGCCAATGCCCCTGTTTGCACCCCGTAGCCGGTATTCGCCCACGGTGCGTTTGAATGAATGAGAACACCAACCGGGTCAGCCGGTTTGCGTGTTGTTGTTCGTCCGTTGTGTTGAACACTGCGTTGTTTCTTGCCCATAAGTTTTTTCCCCTGTTGTTGTGTGCCCGTGGTGCGTGTGATGGGTTCAAACCACGGGCAAGTTTGAAACCCATCACACGCGAATTTGCCAACCAAATGAATGGTTGGATTAGACGGCGGTGCCGCCCTTGAAGTACCACACTGCGTTTGGATCGACAACGTTGCCGTCACCGCGCCATGTGACACGGAACGTGATTAGATCATTCACGAAGCCAACTGAGTCATCACGCGCAACATCCAGTGAACGGACCTGACGCACATAATAGGCATTCGCAAAATTACCGAAAAGAACCGACTTTGCAGCGGTTCCGATTGCAGCAACATCCGGGTTTTCATAAACCGGATATCCAAGCAACATGTCAGGCTGGTCAACCTGCAACGCAGGCTGCCAAAGGTACTGGCCATTAGTGTCCTTCAACTTACGGATGACACCAAGCGTGCTGCCACGCATCTGCCATGCAGCGCCCTGACGGCGGTACGGTGATGGGCAGGTATAAACCATGTCCACCAAGTTATCCGCAGACGGTCCACCAAGTGTTCCGGTTCCACCGGTAACGGCAGACGATGCGCCGGTAACAATGCCGGTTGGTTGCGTGGTGCCTGTTCCGATGGTGAGACCGGCATTGACTGCCGTACCCATTCCGGTGGCGGCCTGACGTGCAACGAAATCAAGCAGGTTGATGCCTGAATCCTCTACAACCTCACGGCTGAGTTGGAACGTGCTGGCATATTTGAATGCGCCAAGCGTTACAAACGCTGCAAACGTCGGATCACTTTCGGTGATCGCGGTACCTTCACCAATGATGCCGGGGGCAGTGTAGGTGGCGGTGCGTGGGATTTGCAGGTTCTCGCCACCGTTGGTGGTGAGGATGGTGACAACGTTGCCGTCAAGCATCGGACCCTGAACAACAAGGTGTTCAACAAGACGATCGTAGAACGAAGTCGGAACCGGTGCGCCGGTGCTGCCCTTCGTGATGTCACGCATTTCAAACGAATGGTTGCGACGCTCACCCATAGCAATTGCACGGATGATGTCAGAATCATTCTCAACATGTGCAGCAACTTCACGCGAACCGAAATCAGCGGGAAGGCCAAGTGCAGCGCGTGACTCATCGATAGCACGCTCACGCGCTTCACCATCAATCAGAAACTTGCGGCGGGAATCCAGTGCATCAATGTCATCATTGATGCGGTTGAACTGTTCCGATTCTTCACCGGAAAGGTCGCGACCTTCAGCGGCAGCATGGTCCAGCAGGCTTTTGGCCTGTTCCCATGCGCTCGCGCGCTGTTCGGTCAGACGGGTGACAAGTTCGTCAGCCATTTGATTGTCCTTTCATGGACGGGGTAGGGGTTTGTTTTGTGTGCAGGTGGTTTCAAGTTGGTGGTGCCATTGCGCAAATGGTCCGGGCAACTGTTCCGGGCTGCGATGTTTCGCACTAACGCTTTGCGGTTAGTTCGACAATGCGACGCGCCAACGCAACGGGCATGCCGGTGCTATTGTCTGCGCCATCGGTTTCATCAATCGCACGCACTTGTGTGCCTGCGGTTGCAGGGTATGCCGGGAAGCCGGTGACGATGCTGGTCTCCACAAGCATGATCTCCCGCAGTTCCCTGCTGTTTCCATCTTCAGACCATGAATCGCCACCGGTCGGAATGGAAAACCCAAATGACATTGAATGCACCACACCTGCATCAATGAGGGTGGCAAGGTCACGGGCTGCGGTGGTGTCAGGCAGTGTGGCCTCTACTTTCAAACCACGTTCATCTTCATACAGTCGCATGCTGCCGTTGCGTGTAGTCGCCAACGGTTGCCCCATGTCATGGTTGATGAACAGGCGAACTTCACGCCCGCTATTCAGGGAACGGCGAAACGCACCGGGTGCAATTGTTTCAATGAACGGCAACGGTTCTGATGGTGAATTGAACACTGCGGCATATCCGCTGAATTGAATGGGGGCATCACTGGTGCCGTCAATGGCACGCAGTTCCAAACCGCCAACTTCGACACTGCGGAATTCAACATCGCGACCACCAACGCGACGGTTCTCAATTTCAAGTGTTGAGTAGCGGACAGTTGCGGTTTCTTCCATTGGTTCATCAACCATTGGTTCATCAGTCATTGCAGGTTCCATTTCAGTTTCCACCGGAATATCAACCGGTGTTCCGATAAGTTCCCCTGCAATCACCCAACGTTTGCAAATCGCTGACGGCAAAATTTCCCCGTCAACAATTTCACAGGCGTTGCCACCTTCAAAAAATACGCAACTGCTGCACACCATTCCTTCATCAGCAAACGGTGACTGCGCAACATAGTGCGCACCATCAGGGCCAATGCCCTGATCATATTTGCCGAACAGTTCCACCAATGATTCATCATTGTCATACTGTGCAACCTGTCGCGGGGTCAAAGGGTAGACACCCTCACCGTTGCGTGTTTCGGTTTCGTTCATGTCAATCCTTGAATCATCGTTGGCAACGGTTTCCATGATTGCTTTGGCGCGTGACCAACCTGCATCACCACCCCACAATGCCCATGCAATGCGCCCGTTGGACGGATAGCCGGGTTCATCAGGTGAATACCCTTCACCCTGTTTGTCGATTTCATGCCGGTCAAAATAGGCTTTGATTCTGCGCCATGTATCAATTGGCAAATCACGTTGGTTCACAATGTCACGCGCACGCGCAATGCCAATTGCAGTTCCACCCCTGCCGTACTCACGTCGCCAGTCCAAACCGCGTTGCGCCTCAACAACCATGCCATCAGTTGGCGGGTATGAATCCAACGCGCGCGTGTACTCACCGGCAGTTGCAATTTCAAGTGCAACCAAATGGGCCTGTGCATCATCCATTGTTGGATGACATCCACCGGGCACGGGTGTGGTTTCGTTTTCTTTGACCACTGCGAACCCATCGCAACCTGTTGCGTTTTGAATGATTGTGTACGGCATCAGTTCATTCCGGCGGGTCGGCATCAACGCCAGCGGGATCATTTGGTGTGGCCATTGGCGCACCCGGTAGGGCCATCACGAATTCATCGCCACCGGGGAAATACGGCTCACGGCCTTCAATAGCGCGCGCCTCATTCGGTGTGAGAATGCCCGACATGATGCCCGTTTGATATGCACGCAACCGGGTGATTTGATCGGCACGCAAAAACCCTGCCGTGTCAAACGCAATCTCATTTGGTTCAGGCATCAACGTAGCCAAACCCATTTCAATGCGACGCAACCACGGCAACAATGTGTATGTCACAAAGTGCATGCCAGCGGATTCAACATTTTGATAGGTCTGCGAATCGCCACGCGCACCAATCATGTATGACGGCACCCGGAAAATACGGGCAACCTGTGCAATCTGTTCCGCGCGCGTGTCGTTCATTTGCGAATCAGCAGCGGAAGTTTGTATCGGTTTCCATTTCATGCCACCGGTCAGCACTGCCGGTTTGCGGCGGCGGCGGTTCTGTGTTTCCCAAGTTGCCTGCAAAACACGCGCCTGTTCGGCGGTCATGTCACCATCAACTTCCAGCACGGATGACGGGGTTGCACCTTCACCGTAGAACTGTGCCAAATGTCGTTCCATTGCCAATGCCAAACCGATAGTGGTTTTTTGCATCTCAATTGGTGAAAGGCCTTTTGCTGATTGCGGTGGTGTCCACCAACGCAAATGCAGCATGTTGTCTGCGGGGATTGTGAAACCGCCGGTGGTGTAATACCGCTGCCGGTTCACAATCGTCACCTGCACATCCAACGGGTGCAACGGTTGCAGTGACAACGGCATTGATGTGGAAGGGTCGCGGTCAACAAAAATGTAGGCGTTCCCATGCAACGCAAGTGACGTTACAATCATGTGCATTAGTTCATATTGTGTGACAGTGGAACTAGCGGAAAGCCAACGGGGAACTGGCACGCGTTCGCTGCGGTCGCCAACATGTTTGATTGCCCGCACCGGCAATGATGCAACAGAATCAGCAATGAGAGACACACACGCCAACACGGCAGTGACTTCCAACGCGTTTGATTCAGTAACGTTTTCACCGGACCAGTTCGGGCCGGGAATCCAGTTTGAAGTTTTGATTGGATCAGGTGCCAACAACGCACGCTTTGAAAAAAGGCTCATCTAGTTGCCACCAAATAACAGGCACAAATCATCAACGCACCGGCTGTGATAAGTGCAAACGAAATGCCGAACGCCAACGCAACACCGGCAACAATGAGACAGGCACCCAACGTTTCAACAATGGTTGTGAAAATGTCACGCATCAAAGGCACCCCACGGGTCAACAATTTTTGGATCAGCAGTTGCACGCAAATCAGCAGACACATGCCCATACAACGCAAGCGTTGCAGCAACCAACGGGGAAACATCCACAGTGGTATCACGCCGATGCCACGCCCACGCATCACCCAATGAACGACGTTTGGCACCTGCCACCGCTGCGGTCAATGGGGTTTGGTCAATGTGACGCAACTGGCGTGTGCCAACCATGTCATAGAATCTGCCGCAACCTGTGACCAGTTGGCGGGTGCTGATTTCTGTGACCTGAACACCTAGCGCGCGTAGTTCCCCGATAAGGGAACCGGCTGCACCAACAGGGTCAATCACAAGATTTTTGTATTTGTTTGCCCGGTCATCAGCGGCAAACCAATCCAACACCCAACCGGTGCCGGGACGATTGCCCACAACCTCAACATGGGCAACACCATCATCACGCAACCCGGCAGCACACAACGATGACATAGACCGCGAGGGTGTCACATCCAACGCCAACGTAGGTTCATCAACAATGCGTGAACGCCTGTCAACACAACCCAACCAATCAGCCTCAGTGATCACCTGCCACGGTGCCGATGCACTGCGGTCCTGACGTTGATTCAAATACGCCCGCCGAAATTCCGGCTCACGCATAGATTCAAAATCGGAACGAATCGCCGCAACCGGAACAGTGATACCCAACGCAGGCATGCACGCACGCCAAACATTCTCATCAGCAATGTCCACATCATCAGGTGCAGACCATTCAAAAAAAGCAACTGATGATGTTTGCCCCGCTTGCGCGCGCATGCGCCCATCATCAATTTTGTCATTCAGATACAAGGAATCGTTGGTGCCTGCGGTAGACACAATCCACAACTGTGGTTGTTTGCGTGTCACCATCGCAGGTTTCATGGCCTGTTCCAACCGGTCATCCTGCAAAGCAAACGCCTCATCAATGACACCCAAATCAAGTTGCGCGCCATGCCCTGCGGATTCAGTAGTTGCCAACAGAGACCACAGGGAACCGTTCGCCCATCGGATTGCCTCGCTGCCATTCGTGCGGCGCACCTGCATTTGCGATGCAAACGGGGAACGTTCCAAAACAGGAACGTGCTCATCCTCCCATTTCAACCGGGCATCCTTGCCGGTCTGTGCCGTGTACGCGACACGCTGCCGGTCACCCATCGCAATGCAACGGTGAGCCATCGCCGCCAACATCAACGTGGTTTTCCCTGACTGGCGTGGAACAGTCAACCGCACTTCACGATACGCCAACCGCAAATCACCGGTGGCAGGGTCAGGTTCCAGTTCATAAGCGATATCAACAATGTGACGTTGCCACGGCATCAGCGGTGTACCCAAAAGATCTGCAACCTGTGCAACCCGTGGCCCCAATGAGGGCCTGTCTGTTCTACGGGTTGACCATCGGGGCTGACAGTTCAGCGAGGATTCGGCCCAATTCGTCAGATGGTTCACCATTGCGTGTTTCCAATTCTGACAGCGTGGCCCGTAGTTCACGCGAAATGGCCGCTGTCGCCATGCCCGCATCAGCATCCAACGCGGCAGCAAGCGTTACCGCCAACCTGCCCAACGCATCCGATGCAATGGAAACTTCCAACTGTTTCAATGTGGCACGCACCGCTTTTTCATTCAGCCCCATCAGCGTGTGTGCCTTTCAAATCAAACGTGAGGCCCCTAGATTGCCCTACACTGCACCGCAACAGTCCGGTGGCCTCTCCCCCCATATTCATCGGGGGGGGATCGGAAGGGGGCATCGGGGTATCTCTGTAGCCTCTCACAGAAAAACGGGGTGGCGGGGGGGTCACCACGTCCGTGATGCAGGCATGTTGCGTGATCCATCAACGGGTTTTGTTCCGCGACGACTGTTGCACGACCTATGCGCTGGCATCATGTTGGTGGTGTCCTCACCCATGTGGGGGGCTACCGATAGCGGCACAATGTGATCAATGGTGTCTGCGCCGGGTTGTCCGCATAGCCAACAGATGTTGTTGGTTTCCAGTATGCGTTTGCGTTGTGTCTGGAACTTGCGGGTTGATCGTCCTGTGTACTTGTTTGGCATGTGTTCACCGTGTGCCATGTGTGTGCGTGTTCAGCCAACGTTTGTGTTGTGTGTACGCGTGCAGGGGTGTGTGCCGCCGATTTCAAACGTCAGACACACACCCCCGATTGCAACACATTGTATTTGGTTGCGTGTAGTAGTTCCACTATTCCTGTTGTGGTTGTTGGGTTCTCAGGTTGTCACCATGTCACCATCGATTTGGTTTCGTCTTTGCAACATCCATGTGCCGCGGTCTGTTGTTGCGCGCGCACGGGTCCATGCACGGTGGCAGGCTTGGCATAGTCCGCTGCGCAGTCTGTCGTTTCCTTTGCTGGTGGTGTAGTGGTCACATGTCAGGCATTGGCTGTTGGGGTGTTGGGTTGGTGGGTGTGCGGGGTTTGCCCATGTGGTGATGATGCGGTGGATGGTGGCGGCGTTGGTGAGTGCGTGTTGGGTTGCGGT